TGCTGCTGGGTAAAGTTGATACTGTCCGTAAGTCATCCATACATCTGGATTACGATATACTCTATCTAAGTACTCTAATACAAACACAGATGATAGCCAATCATCTGAATCAACTTCTACTATTATATCTTCTTGAGAAATTAGGTTATTTGCTTCTAAATATTCGATAGCATAAAGATAAGCTGCTCCTTGGCTTCCACCGCTACCTTCTGGCGTACTAAGAAGTAGCAGATTAGGATGTCGTTGCTTTTCTATTTCACTTACAGTATTATCTTTTGATTTATCATTTATGACGACATGTAGGTAGTTTTTATAGCTTTGATGTTTAATCAATTCTACATTTAAACTTATCCACTGCTCCACGTTATAGGCAGGTGTTATTATAATAAACTTATTCATACTTAGGCTAATTTATAATAACCTCCTATTTGGAATTTGGTCTTTGTATTGATAGAACCATGTTCACTAGGCTTATAGTTTGAATATTTCATAACTCTAAAATCTATACTAACCCTAGCTTTTCCTGTCTCATTAACTTTATTTCCGTGAGTCAGGTTACTTCCGTCCCACTGTACAAGCTCTCCATAGTTACAGTTGATTGGTGCGTAGTCTCCTTTATTTTCTTCTGATTCAACCCATATTGTATTAGTGTCGAATGCATCAGTAAACGGTAAATAAAAATTGTCTTCTCTAACGTCTTCTGCCCATTCCTGATCTCTATACCATTTATCTTTATGCCATTCTCCAACAGCTATATTATTAGGATAGGCTACTCTGAAAGTCGGTATCGCTTGATACACTATGGATTCGTTGTATAACGGCTTGACAACATTAACTACAAATGCTTCGTATAATACTGCAAACTCTTCAGTTCGAGCCCATTCGTAATACTTTTTGTGGTACTCTGTACTTTGATCATTTTCCCGCTTAAAGACCTCGATACTATCATTAATTGTCGAAAGCTCTTCTACCTTAAATACCTGCTGCAATTTGTCTTTAAAAGGATACTTCTCTATGCTATATGTTACTTTCTTCATAACGTACTATAAAATTGATTCTGTACTTCTTGACGGCTAATATTTTTATGGTGTATAAGACAGTAAATTTCTTCAGGGGGTAACATAGCATAACTACTATGCCCTGTAATTACTTCATGTACTCTACTTACCCAATTTATCTTAGGAGAGTTTTGAAGAATTCTAGTTTGGTAATCAGGAAAATTAACCCATCCCTTTTCGTCAACTCTCCATTTCCACTTTTGTATATGTTCTTGTGTTAATCCTTCTACTGTATTAATTCTAGGTATTAAGAATAACTCAGTAGTGGGATTGCTAGCTAAGACCTGCGGTAGTAATTCAAAAAGATCTGGATGTAAATATTCATCTGCATCTATTTGAAAAATCCACTCTCCTGAGCACTTACTTTTTAGATTATTTTTAAAAGCAGCGAAGTTTCCTTTAAGAGGAAATTGCCACAAAGAGAATGCAGGATACTTGCTTATAACGTTTAGTACCTCCTGGGTGACTGTACTGTCTACCTGTATAACGACCTCGTCTATATCTCTGATATTTTTATCAAGTTGAGATAATAGCCGGTCTAATTCTACATACTCATTATGAGCTGTAACAGCATAACTGATTCGAAACATAATTACTGTTTATCAAAAATTCCAACATAATCGCAAGCTTCTATAAAATCATTACCAAAGTGCTTCATAGATTTTGGATCTGATTTATAAATTAATCCTCTATACTTAGGTAATGCTTTTTCTTCTTCGGTTAAAATTACAACTTTAATTGCTGACCATTGAACTTCTTTTACACTTTTACCGCTTAAAAACACTGTACCTTTGTCCGGTATATTAATGCTTGCAGGATACCAAACTCTCTTTTCAGAATCTACATACCTACTGTCTTTATAAAGCTCTGGTAAGGTTTCTTCGTATTGAACGAAATCAAACTCTCCCTCTATCATTAAGTCGTTAGTTTGAAAGCCACACCCCCAGCAAAAATAACTAAACTTAGTTTCGTTAATAGGTGCTTTATAACATCCATCACATCCACATTTAGAACATATGATCATTTGGTCAGTCATGAAGTATTGTTTTACTGTCAGTTGTATACGAAACTACTGCATTGGAAGGGAGAGTTGTAGCAGTTGAATTAGAAGTTAAACCGAAACTTACTGAGGTCTTATTCACTTTCTCTAGTTCTTCAGTTATTGTTCTCCATTGCTCTGGTGTAACATTATATGGGTTTGCTGCTTTGGAAAAACCTTTTAACCAAATTATAAAATCGTGCTCTGTCATAAATCTAACTTTTTTAATTTAGGTAGTTCAATCTTCTGTAGCTTAGGTAAGACAACTTCATTTTGCTTTGGAACATATCGGTTTAGGTATTCACTTAAGACTAAAACCATATTATCCCAATTAAATTCTGTTTTTATTTTATGTCCTTGTCTCTTAGCAAGTCCTTCGAAGTTACTATAGTTTTCATAAACATTTACAAGGGCTTGTGCGGCTGCTGAATGATTTACTGAAAACCATGATGAGCCTTCGATTATTAATCCTTTGGCGAATGCTGATGAATGTACAGGTGTAATCTCTCCTGGAAGAAGAACGCTAAACTCTGGATTTAGAAAATCAGTATGTCCAGACCATCCGGATGCAATAACAGGTTTCTTAGATAAACAGAATTCTGCTAACGGTCTTCCGTAACCTTCACCTTTAGTTAGAGATACAAATGCTTTAATTTTAGGGTGATTATATAAATTATTAATCTCTTTATCATCTAAATCTCCATGAACGAGATAGATATTTGGCAATTTTTTTGCTACAACACTATTTCTTATCAAATCTATTCTTCTGAGTATCTCATCTCTATCCATAATACTAGCACCAGCTTGAGAAGTTTTTAAAACTAATGCTGGTTGTTCTTTCCTATCTTTAAATGTCTCTAAGAACAATTTAACTAGTAAGCTAGTATTTTTACGGTCTTCGCCAAACTCACCAGGCAGCCAGTGTCCTACAAATAGAAAAGAGAATTGCTCTGTTATCTTATTTAGATTATCAACTAGCGGAGATGATTTTAATTCTTTTTCTGGAATGAAAAAGTATTTATTTAGATCAACACCTTCAAAAAGAATCTGAATAGGTGTTTGTACTTTAAGAACGGCAACAGTAGTGTTGGTATTTTTATCTTTCTGCTCATACGCAGTACTTTCTAGAACTTTCTTCGCATGATCAGAAGAAACCAAAACGAGATTCATTCTATTGCATCCGTTTATAAATTCAGGATCGCAAATAGTCGTCTCAATACCAGCAGTAATTCCTATATTAACTTTGCCTACAGGTTGAAATTCGTTAGGGACTGTTATTTGCATCCAGACGTCTGGTTGCTTTGGTAATTGGTTATTTACAAATAACGGTTTTATCCATCCCCATTCTTCTATATTATCATCTATAAAACCCCAAGGTGTACTTCCCCACCGTTGAGAGATAACTCTAATATCCCATTCATCTTTTTTTAATTCGTAGACTGCTTTGATAAGGTCTCTAGCTCTAGCTCCATAACCGCTATAGGTATCTGGAGGTGCAGAAATAACGCATAACTGTTTCATATTAGTAAGTTAACTTGTGTACGATTTTCTTTTTAGGTAATTTTGTAATCTTTATAAATTCGTGACTCTCTCTAGGTTTCCATTTCGTAAATGTTTCTTCAATAGTGTCGATAACATTTTTACACATCCATCTAGCCGACATCATTGACTCATCTGAAGTAACCCACTTACGTGCTTGTTGACCAATATACTCTCTATAATCTTTTCCGCATTTATAAACTGCAAGTATCTGACTAGCTATGTCTTTGAAGTCAGCTCTATCGTCAAAAATGTAAGGAGTAGGTACAGATCCAACGAGACTTCTATTGCTAGGGAATACCGGAAATGCCCAAATGCCGCAGTTTTTATAGGTACCAAAGTGATTACTGCAGAAATTTTCATCAAACTCTATCCAATTACCGTCCTTATTTTCAAATCTCATTTGATCTTGCATACCTCCTGTAACAGTTGCAATGATTGGTTTTTCACACATCATACCTTCTGTCAGACTTAATCCCCATCCTTCGTTAGATGAAGGTAAAGCAACTACATCAGAACAGTTATAGAGTATATTCATATCCTGAGGTGTATTTCTATCTGTAGAAAATACTACTCTATGTTTTTCTGGATCACAGAGAAGATCAATTACAGCAGGTAAGTCTGTTCCATTTTCATCTACCGGCTGAGTATGTAGAAGTAAAGCGCATTTTTTAGCTTGCTCTGCTTCGAGTTGATCGCAGAATTGTACATAACCTAAAATAAGATCGGGAAGACATTTACGCCTAATATTTCGAGCGTTATAAAGTACAACGAAATCAGGTTGGTCAGCTCCAAAAAACTGCTTTCTTTTTTCCTGTACTTTATTATACTCCTCTGTCATTTCAGGCTTAATTGGATAAAATATATTTTCATTAATTCCGTGAGGAACATACTTGATAATTTTATCCTTTGCTTTATCTCCTAACACCATCCTGTTGATATTGGCTGTTTGCTTTGAAATAGCCATTAATGTATCACAGGATTCATAATAAGGTTTATTGTACAGAGGTGCAGGTAGATCGTCCCAAATGTTTAAATAGATTAAAGGAATTTTTTTCCTTACTTCGTTTTCCATTTGAAATAACCAGATCCAGTAACGAGGATCGGTAAAGAACATAATCGCATCAGGTCGTTCAATATCTATCAGCTGTCGGATAGTTTCTGGAGATCCGTATCCGGAAGTAGGGTAGATAAAAACAGATGCGTCAGGGATACCTGCTAGATTGCTAGTATCTTGACAGATATCTAACCTTTTTCCTTGTTCAGGATGATTTATTGCTGCACCTAGATTCACCCAGTTAAAATGATGAACCGTGCCTATTACTATTTCTTTTGCCATCGTAGAAATACCGGAAGTAAATCTAATATCATCGCAAAGCAAAAGAATCTTCTTCCTTTGTTCCTTAGGAACGTAACCTTCTTTCATGTAACTTATTCTGTTGGTTTAGTATAACGAGCGCTTAATTGATTGTTAATAGTTTTTTTAAATTCTTCCTGAGTTAAATAGAGGAACATAGCTCTCTCTAAAAGATTTCTCATGGTAATCTTATTCTTAACAGCTTCTAACTTAAAGGCTTCAAACAACTCATCTTGTAAGCGTACTGTCGTTAGGATATCTCCTTTTTTACCGATATGCATAATAGTACATTTATTAATAAATAGTACAATCTATATCTAAAACTATATATCCTTAACTATTTTTTCTATCACAAAGATCAGGCCTATCAAGGTATGGACAGAATTTGCACTTATCAATATTTTTAATATAAGCTTTTTCTTGATATTCTCCATCAACTGTAAAAACATTTTTTACAAAGTCTTGAAGATCTTCGAAAGCAGCTTTAACTTTCTTAGTTCCGTTAGCAGGTATAAACTCTTGTACTCTCTTAGGGACAAACTCTAAATTCTCATTAATTTTTCTACGTACTATAAAAAACTGTACATCTATCTTATCTTCAGGAACCTCTTTTAAAACTGAGAAGAATCGTTTATATAGGAGTATTTGATTGATCTTAGTCTGGTCTTTCTTTTCGTAATCCGACCACCCTCTAGTTGAAGTTTTAATATCGTAGATGGTATACTTATCGAGAGTTTTATCGTGAATAACTAAATCAATAAATCCTTTCATCTTAACAAACTCAATCCCTTCCACTATCTGTCCGTTGATAGGAATTTCAATTCCAACTAGCTCAGAATTTTTCTTCTTAAAAAACAAGCCTCTTTTTCTTTTTATAAAATCTAGAATAGCTACAGCATCTTCGTAGAACTCTGTTAACTCTTCTGGAGTAGAGAAGTGACCTTGTGTTGAGTTCTCTTTGTACAGCTCCATAAGTCTAGTCTTAAAATAGGTAGGTAAATGTATTTTATCCGCTGCTGTAGCAGATTGTTCATACATTACTTTAAGGTAGTTCTGTAGAGTTTCGTGTAGAGCTGTCCCGAAAATTAAGTGTATGGAAGGTTTAAATACACGTAGCTTTTTCGCGTACTCTAAATACCAACGGTAAGGGCACTGTTTATACACCGAGTACTGAGAGTAGGATACTGTCTTTTGTTTTACTTTTTTCTCTTCCACATATAACCTTTTAATGTTCTTTCTTTATCTAAATACCACCTTAAAAGCCCTTTACTAAGAGAGTACGCATCATTTGCTTCTTTTATAGAACTCCACTCCTTAACTACGTTTCCTTCTACGTCACATTGCAAAACTCCTACTGTACGTCTCTGTATCTTACTATAGTCTATATTTGCTCTTCTTTTTGCTACCGTCTCTGGAGATTGCTTCTTCCCGTACATTGGATGTTCTTTTCCTGGTTTAAAAGTCGTTTGGTTAGGTTTCATCAAGCCTTTCGTTCCTTTATTCCAAGCAACTTGCACTCCTTTTAAACCTTTATTCCACGGTGAAATTCCTTTTTTAAACCCTAACGTAGGAACTATTTCTTCTTTTTTTGGATTTAGCGATAACGTATCTCCTCCAGTTCCTCCAGCCGTTAAATTATATCCTGCCGGGTAAAGAGTGTTGTGTTCTTTTATATAAGCTGCTTCTAACCGGTCTAATTCTTTGTAGGATTTCACTATACATAAAATCTCGATAGAAAAATTTTTCCATCCGTGACTTTGGATAGCAGAATAAAGCGGGGATTTAATTTTTCCTACGTTTCGTTTATGTTTTTTAATACGTTTCTCTAGATTTTTCGCTTTTCCTATGTAAGATTTTCCATCTAACAGGCAAACTATCTTATAAATAACGTTACTCTCTGTCATTACCGTTTTTATAATAAATAGTTTAATGCAGTACCAAACATCAAAAGAACTCCAAAATTACTTTTGGCCATATAACTCTCTTATTTTAGTTCCTAATTCTTGATCGCTAGGATACTGTTTGACTAAATCTTGAACAGTATTGAGAGTTGTTATTTCCTTTTTTAGATACTGAGCTAGATCGAGAGCTTCTTCGTAGGCATGCTGAAGCATATTCTGATGATTATTTTCACCTAATGTAGTATTATACTTCTTCCACCCTCTATCTGCTCTGCTTCGTAAATCTTCCATTACTGCATTTGTAATAGTATCTTTCGGTCTTTCTTTATATGGACCATCGTGGATAGTTATTACTCCCAAATCTCTATTTAAAGTCATTTGTTTTCAGTTTTCTTTTTGTACCATACCGTACCTGCAGTACCTATAAAAGCACCTAATACTGCAGCAGGAATCAAAGATCTATCCTCTACATAACTTGTTGTAATGAATGCACTACTTACAATAATAAGCGATGACCATACACCGGAGGCTATTACTTTTCTTTCTTCTACTTTTATAAAGTAAAAAGTCCAACAAACATCAGCTACTATCATAGCTAACATTACTAGAATAAATTTTAAAATGTAGAGCATTATTATAGGTTTTTAGGTTGAAATTCTTCATTTACGTGTCCACATTTAGAACACGCAAAGCTAGAAATAGGGATAAGAGCATCTTGATCGGTTCCGGTAATAAATTTACTTACCTTACGTAGGAAAGTTACTTCTATAAAAGTCGGACATTCGCATTGTTCACACGTAACTCCTAAAGTTTTATCGAGTGAAATGTTCAGGTTCATTGGTTGTTGTGCCATATTATCTGGTTTATTCTTTTAATATAAGGAAAAGTTACTGCTCTCCAACTATTTTTTATTTCTTGTTACTTAATTTGTTTTCTAACTTGTCAAAACGTGAATCCATTTGTCTAAACATAGTCTGTTCAGCTTCAATTATACGTCTATTAGAGTCATTCATTAAATCATGCATATCCCTGTAGACTCGTTCAATATCTCTAGACGATGCTAACTGAGTTTGTTCTAATTCTTTACTTAACTTATTTACCTTAACGACAGCATAAACAGCAACTATTACCATAGCAATAACTACCACAAACGCTATCCCTAAAATGAATGATAGTGTTTCCATAATTTGTTTCTCCTTATATGTCAAAGAGCAGTAACTTGGTACGGAGAGAGGACTTGAACCTCCACGCTGCCAAAAAGCAGCAGGCATTTGTCTGATGCCTCATGTCTACCATCGGCGGTCGTACGCCCGCTCGCTTTCACCACTCCGTACGTTTCAAGATACTAATTTATTTTTCTTTAGTAACTTGTAAATTTTTTCTCTATAATCTGGCAATTTAGTCATCGCTACCCATTTACCTGCTACACTTCCAGCTACGTAAACTATAAGCACACTCCAATTGCCTTTCGCTAAATTATCAACAGACAAATAAATCGATCCAAGAGATACTAGGTTAATAAAAACAGAATTCAACATTAACTCCTTTACTCTGTGTTCGTAAGTATATTTTATTTCTAGAGTTTTGAATACGTTAAATAAAACCTGAAAAAAGAAAACTGCAATATAAATCTTCATGTTGACCCTACTGGAATCGAACCAGTTGCCTACTGATTATGAGTCAGTTGCTCTAACCTAATGAGCTAAGGGTCAGGTCGATATTCTTTAATAACTTTAAAGGTACTTTTAATATAAGGATTTAAATATAACTTCCCAACTTTTTATGAACTTATAAAATTAATTACTTGAATGAGATAAATTAATATCTCCTAATATACAGTATTTAATGTTCAGTACAATGTTAGAAGTAATTACATTTATAGTGAAGAATGAGACTGGACTTATTGTTCCAAAGTTAGTTTTATTTATGTTATCGTAGTCTGTAGAATTGAACCATAAAGTTTCTGATATTAACCTAAATCCGGAAATATGAGCTGCTACCAGATATGCATCTCCTAAATCCAATACTCCATTTTCATTTACATCAGCTGCTTTCCATTGTTTAGTTCCTGTCATTACTAAACCAGATACTGTATTACTAGGTGTATTGATATTCTGTGCTTCTCCCCATGCTAAATCAAAATCAGCTGACGTTATACCTTGTATAGTTAATGATGGTACTAATTTATAAGTTGAATTTTGTTGAGGCAAGGTAAATGTATAAGTACCGTCTGTAGCTACTGTTTTATAATCTACAAGTTGATCAACCCCATTTACTACCCTGTAAAGTGTAAGTAATGGTCTTGAACTTAATCCTGCTGGTATAGTAACTGTACCTGTTAATGTATTAGTAATTGCTACTGTATTA